GCGTTTTATGTGTTCTTCTTACAAACAGCTGGTAATAGCCAGAGAACCACCAGAATTATAGTATAGCAGCACCCACAGTATTTATTACCGATGAAATCTGTGGTGTTATCTTAGCAATTGTAGAAACTACTTTTGATGCACTGTTCAATACGTTTTTAAAGAAATCAATATGTTTTGGGTTTTCAGTACATAAGTTTTGTCTACTCAATGCAGCTAACACTGCTTCCATATAATTATTTGCGCCGAAAGATGTCTTTGTCTCTACTACTGTGCTTGTTGTGAAATATTCGTATGTTACTACTACTCTTAATGTTCCTATTTCTCCTTGCCACGCTCCATTACTAGATGTCACATTTCCAGTTATCACTATAAAAGGATATTCATAATCTAAGGTCGTGTTGTAATCTTTTGGTTGATAGTCAGCAAATACCTCAGGTGCCCAGGTAACATAGGTGCCTAGTTTAACGGGTCCTTGATATCGTTTGTTCGTTCTTTCTGCTGTAGAAACTGCTTGATACGACGTAAGTGCAAAACCTGCTGGGCCAAACACTTTCCTTTGATATGATCCAGGATAAATTGTTGATGCAATAGTACCTCCTATATAAGCGTCTGGAGCTGTAAATGCTAAATGTGCTTTCATAGCTGTTGGTCTTATCCTTTGTACTAAGCCTGAGTTGTCGTAATACGGACTCACTCCTAATATTTCAGTTGATGTAAATCTAACATTTGTTAAGAATCCAGCATCATATGGGTTAGCCATTACTGGTGTTTGTAGATAACAACCAATTGCTACACTATAACCATCTCTTTGAGGAATGTTTAGGCTCAAATTAAAATTCAAAAAGGCTCCTAAATCACTACCTGTATTAGCACCTGCACCTGTTACACTACCTGCAATAGCAGCATTGGTTTGGAGTACAAAAACAGAACCATTCGACACAGTTGGGCCAATAGGGGTTCCGACGTCTGTTGAGTTTCCTGTCCAACCGAGTTCAAATTGATCTATTATCTCAGTTGGCATAGCACTAGCATTATCAGGCAACCAAAATGCGTTGAGGCTTATCTTTCCTAAGGTGTTTCCTGACGATGCTATCGTAGTTTGTACTTTCTGGTAATTGGAGGGTGTATTCCATTGTACTGACGTGACAGTAGGGGCTGAAATCCAGGACATAGCAAATTGTCCTACGGGCACGATAATAAGTGTGTAGTCTGGGGTAAAATTAATGGCATCATGAGCAACAACTGAATTAACACTAAAACCTTCATAGTGTACTCCAGCTTCATCGGCAAGTGTCATTTGATCTAAAGGTTGTAGTGTTGAATTTGCGGGTGATGTAAAATTGTATGAAACATCTATATCTGTTCCTGATAATAGCACATCTATATTAGGGTCTATTCTAAGGTCTTGTATCAATTCATTGAATATGAACGAATTTGGGTTTTCGAGGTTAGGGTTGACTGTTGAGCAGTTGACATAACCAATTTTATATGCTGAGGTCGCATGGGTAGATCCGAGAATGGGCTGTACGATAACAGTAAATCTACCTCCATTTTCAGTGGTGTCAGCAAAAACGGGAAATTGTACGATACTTTTGTATGTAGCTGTAGGTTGGTCGATACTGTCTGGATATCTGATTGGGCCTGAATCTGGATTAAGCATTCCAGCCAGAGTTTCAGCGATGTTGATTGCGAGTGTTTCTTCGAGTTCATTGGAAACCGGGCTTGTATTATTAACTCTCGCTTTGAGACTTTTAGCAGCTTTGACCACTCTTTCTCTTTTTGGTTTGTTGTTAGACATCTTCTTGTTCTTATTCTTATTGTAGGGGCGTTTCTTATTTTGTCCAGATCTTCTATTTTCTGCGTTCCTTAAAGTAGCTTCTAATTGTTTCTTCCAAATCTCCACTTTATCACTATTTGGTTTATCTTTAATCAGTTGGGCTAATTTTTCTGCAAATTTAACTTTAGTAGCGGCGGACATGCGCTAATATAATTCTGGTGGGGGTAGGGCGTTTATTGATAATCAACGGCCATTATCATGGCCGTTGTAGCAGCATATGTGGCATCCAGATGGCAAGGATTCGCCAAACATAATATGATATGTTCAATATCAGCTTCATAAATATTTGGATATCTTACTTGTAAACTTTGTGAATTATCAATATCGTCACTAATCCTACCCCAATTAACTGAGAACTTGTATGACATTTCTATCCTAGTGTCTTCGTCCAGATCAAGGTCTTTAACATCTCTAAAACAGTGATATAACTTGCTCAAGAATTGATTGTGTGGTATGGACACCATTGAACGCAACACAGATTTACGGAATTCTTGTATCTTTTCAATTGCATTTCCTTTTGTTAAGCGCAAGTTTTTAGGCTTTCCTATTTTAGACAAAGCTTTAATATATACTCCTAGAGAAGGGTACATTCTAATAGAATCTGTATCTGTGAAGTAACATCGCAGAAACGTCATTTCTTCTAGATTGTTGACCACTTGTGTTTTAGTGTACTTGTATACAGGACATCTTTCTAATACAGTTCCTACATTGACTAGGAAATTTCTTGGCCAGTTTTCGGCACTACTTGGGAACTCTGCGGCTCTGTAAATAGCAACTCTCATATTTAATAACGATTCATGTGAATTTGCTTCTGATGTATCATAATTTCCTGATTGTCTCATAACTTTCTTAATTGGTATAGGGGCACCTTCAGTTTGGACTTCTAAGGGTCTTCTAAATGCGTATTTAAGGACATCTTTCACAAAAACTCTTTGTTGTGTGCCAGGACGAGTTAAAAGGGCTGCCATGAACTCACACTCGTCATCGATAGCGTGGTCTATTTGTGAAGCATCAAATTTAGAAACATCAGGACACATGCCATTTACGAATTTTCCTTCATACCACATACTCATCTTTACATCATCTCCAGCAGCACCAAGCACCAACTGTGGGATTTCTTCTTGCAGACTAAGGTCTTTTCCTTCTTGCATTGTAAATGCAATGTTTTCGAAAGTTTGTCCACACAGCTTGTTCCTAATTATGTTTAGACAATGCTTATTACCATTTTTGTCTTTAACATAAATTGTTTCACTATTTAACTCTTCTGAAACTAAGTTGTTGTAATATGATTTCAACATTTGGACAGCTGGATACATCATCATTACAACTAATTTTGAAGCAGCACAAATAGGACGTGGTAGTTCTTCATGTTCGTATTGTTGGTCAGTGTAAAGGATCTCAGGAACTCTTGTTATTGTTTTCAATAGCACCTCATCTAGTTTAGGCATAACATTAACACCATTTTTAGCACCAATAGATCTAGCAAGTTCAGGTAGCTCCTGATAGTTAAAATTCTTATACAGCTTGGTAATCATTTCCATCCCCCTAGTGTATAGATGCTTAACACTGCTTTTTAAGTTATCATTTTCCATAAAATGTTCATAAATGGATTGAAAATAGCCAGTGTGCACAGAATTTATCTCATAAAGCGGCAAAGTTTCTCCTTCTTTTGCTTTTGGTGTTTTCTCATTTCTATAGTCGTCAAGGGCTTTTATGTCACGATAAGTGAAACCATGTTTTTCATGTATCCAAGATTTGTAGTTGCCATTCATTTTAGCTAACTCAACAGCTTCTTTTGGCAAGTAGCTCTTTGATAGTAAATCATCTTCTAGTTTCATTTCAACAACTTGCTCATCTAGATCGTACAAGTATTTATGATCCACTAAAGCATCTACTACGGGTTGACGTGCTACTTCAGCATCATTGATTAAGCGCAGGCTTAGTGCGATTTTCTGTCTCATGTATGGACTTGGCGAAATCAGTCTATGTAACATAGCATATGTGTTATAGGACTTACAACACAATGGATTCGTATAGTTTCCACCTAATGAATGTGTTTGTAGTGCAGACAGCTTCTTAGTGATAGTATCAGCAGCGAACAATTCTTGTTTCTTAATAGAATCTTTGAGACATAGATTTAAACGCTTGAGGTTCTCCAATTTTATGGTAAAACCAAATGACCTCAATTGTGCTTGTTTAATGATAGCATGCTTTTCAATTGCGGACAATATTTCCAATAAAGGAAATTTAGCTTCGTGAGACTTTCCTACTAATGGTATCTGATACATACCATCGCCACCATTTATATAATTGAGTGTTGTCAGTGATCTTGTCTTAACTAGTTCAGCTTCAAGTTTGTCTTCTTCGGCTTGTCTATCTTCAATTAATTCTTTAACAAATCTTTCTTTTCTACTAACCGTTCCTGCACCTAGTTTCTCGTATTTTAAGCCTAATGTTTCACATTGTTTGTAATACTTGCTTCTTCCGTTCTTGGTCATTAATTTCAATTCACCTTGGCTTTTAATTAAAAATTGGCCTATTTTACTTTGGTTCTGAGTTTCCTTTACATTGTTATTATTATTATTGTAATTGCTGTTATTATTTTCGTTATTATTGTTATTATTATTATTGTTGTTATTATTGATTTCTTCTTTATCTGAAGCATCATGTATATTATTCTCAGCTTCTCCATCTGAATCTTTTGAATCATCAGCTGTAGTATCTTTGAATAAATCACGGTCTTCATTTTTATCAGAGCTCTTTTCATCAGCATCAGTTCCATTTTGGTCATTACTTTCAGTTTGTTCATTTTCCTCATGTTCTTTAAAATTTTCCTGATCATTACCATCATCAAAACTTCCTTTGTCATCTTCTTCTAACAAATTGACTTTTGTGTTAATAGCTATGTGCTTCACCTTCCTTCTTTCATTAATAACACGCCTCTTGTCGTAACATCTCAAAGACTCCACTTCTTCTTTTTCTTCAGGTCTTAAAAAATCTGCTATCTTGTATACTATCTGCTTAACTAATGAATAAGGTTTATCCGGATCTTCATTTCTAACCAATCTTTCAATATCGTATATTTCTAGATAATTATCATTCTTTTTAATTACTGTAACAAAAGCTTCATAAAAATATGATCTTATTTTACGAAATTGAATTTTAGCGAAATTAATCAATCCTACAAACTTATTAGTGAAAAGGCCTAGAAAAATGGGTGCTTGTTTTGTTATGACATTCCAATAAGTTGTTGCATTATCGACAACAGCATCATATAAACCGAATTCAGGCACGCTAGCAAGATTGTCAACTGTTAAGATCTTTTCTAATCTAGTTGCTAACCAAGGACCTGCAATACCACTCTTACTTTTAAGGTACGCTATCATGCCTATGTACGTAGCATATAATATTGGATTTGAGTCTGTGTGTAATAAGGGGCCGACAAAATGTGTTCTCTTGTGAATAAGCAACAAAAAGAAAGCAAATGTTATGACATATAAAATAGCAGCTATGGGTAAAGGAGCAATAGACACAGTATTCAATATTGTGTGCATAACAATTCTAATTAAGTATATTAAATCTTCACAACCAATATTCTTTGCATATGTCATCAACAACGACGACAAATATTGTGTTGCCAACCTCATTGGAATAAAAAGAGGGTTTATCATAGAACCTAAGGCAACTTCAGCAATAAAGAATATTATGGACAATCCTGACGTATAGGTGTCTTTAGCAGACAGACCATCAGAATCATCTGGCAAAAATGAAACACAAGTTCTTAATGATTCTTCTAAGAATGGATCAATAACGATGGATGCTATGGTTGCTGGAATTACCCAACCTGGTATAAGAGACAATGCGGAACTGAAAATTGCAGCGCCATTAACAGCCATTGGAACAGCGATAACAGCAGCTATGGTTGCGGCTGATGCAGTAAAGACAAGTCCAATGCTATTAATATGTTCTTGTATAGTTTTGAGCACCACCATCAATTTAGATTTTGCAGATGTAGCGAGATCCATCTCAAAAATGTTTAAGTTTTGACTGGCTAAAATTTGGTTTGAAAATTCTTTTACTTCAAGGGATCTTTCTGTGTGTTTTGTGGTAACATATTTTGTCAAATCAGCAACTATTTTGAAGCGATAATCCTCATATGAACATGCATGGAATGGACTCCAAGGAGCATACATTGAGTTACATATGATAGCAGCTCTTAGGTCATCTTGTGATGTGTAAAAAGTGTATACAGCAGCAGATGGTCGATGTTTTTCATAGATCACATCAATATTATGTATATTTCTAAAATCTGTGACCTTTGCTTTACTAATGCTTGCATTCAAGATTGGTTTACCGACTTCAAAAGACACCATACTCATACCATAATAAGCAGCTGATGATGTTCTATAATAAAAAAAATCATCTGATATGACTGGGTGTTCGTAACAGGAAGATTGGTCTTTGTAAGATGGGTACATGAGGACTCTATAATCTTTATCACACTTGATTATTTGAGCTACTATGCAATAATTTTGATAGTATCCTTCTTGTTCAGGAAAAACTGTTCCACACCAGACCAATGAGTATGGCAACAAAGTTTGTAAGCGACATTGGAAATTATGAGTGATAGCTGCATTTTTTGCGCTTAATTCTTCTTTAGTGAAAATGTGTTGCATATACACGTCATTCATCAATATCCAACACTTCTCTTGAGGTACTCCTTGATCTTGTAAATAAGTTCTGACATCAGCCAATTTTGTTTTTGGTTCAGTACTAAAATCAATGACCAATGTAGTAAGATTTGCTGTGTCAATGATTTTATCAATATGTACATAACGTGCACCATCTTGTTGAGATAGATAACCATGTAAGCAAATATAGTGCACTGTTAATTGGGCTTTCTGACAATACTCATTTAGTAAATTATAGGTCCTAATATTTCCATAAAGATCTATTATAGCACAACCTTGTGTAGTTCGTTTTTGTATGAAATCGAGCATTACAATCCTTCTAATCTCAGCTGCTATATGGTGGGGATTGCAAGTGTCAACCTTCTGTACGAGTATGGGATTGACATTAAATGATCTACTGAAAGTATCATTTTCGGGAATCTGTATCGAGGGACTTAATCGGTCAAATTTTCGGGACATTTGGGTCGTTAATTGTTCTCGGGACTTTTTACCAGACGTTTTCTTACGATTTCTATCGCGTTGTACTCCATGAGAGTCTTCCATCGTGTGA